ATGTTTGTCACCCTACGATAACGTAATCAAATGTTTTGTTTGCAATTGTGTTTGGCGCATGGGAAATAGTTGCGCTTCCGTTAGCCGTTGCCGACACAAAAGGATCAAAGTAAATGTTGCTTGTGTAACCGTTTGTAGATAGGTAGTGCATGGTTGCAATTACAGACGGCGTAGCAGGTCTTGTAGGACTGCTTTGTGTTGGAATATATTGCAACGACACATCCGTACTTGTTGCTGACCACATAATTTCTACATACTGGTCTTTTTGTAAATCTACATATAGGTTTAATGCGGCAATCAACCTGCCGTCTGCACCACCGTGACTGTTTGGGATAGAAAACTCACTATTGGAGTTTGCAATATCGGTTCCATTTTTGCGAAACCAAATGCTTGCATCTTGGATCTGCACGTTAGTGTTTATCAACTGTGCGCTAAACTGCAAGTTCCAAATTCCTGAGTATCCAGCCACTAGTCGAGAACTATTAGAAACTGACACACCATCAGAAAAGTCTGTGGTGTTAAATGTCATCGCATAAGCAGTTGTCGTGCTAGCAATAGTTTGGTCAGCCGTACTACTAAACGAACCGTGAGGAAACTCTTGGCTAGATGCAGTTTGTGCCGTTGGAACAAGCACGATAACGCTATCAAAACCTATCCGAGCATCTGTAATCGTTGTGGTGGTAGCACCACCCGTGGCGATAGTTACAGAACCCGTGTTGTTGGTTTTGCCGTTCATAATGTTGTTGACCACCTCGGAAATCTCACGAGGCGATCCACCCTGATACGGCAGAATCCTATAAGTCATCTTGAACCTGTTGGCACAATATCGTAATCAATGCCGATTGCTGTTGTCCAAGAACCAGATGGTTGCATGGACAGACGGTGATAACGTCCTGTCGTCCTAAATGCGGCGCGGCCTTCGCTATCTGCTGCTGAATAATTGCTTAATGTTACAGAGTCAGCCAAGCGATTGCGTGAAGCATAAGCAACGGACGCCGATCCTCCGTCTACAAGCGGGCGGCTCATGTTGATCGTGCTAGATTGCCCGCCGATCTCAATATCTCCGGTGCTGATTGTTCCTGTCAGATTGGACCCGGAGAAAGTTACAATTTTTGCTCCAGACCCACCGACAAACTGAGACTTACCGCCTGTCCAAATACGCGAATCTAGGCTTGATGTCAGGCTGTCTAGTGTGCCAAATGTGTCCAGAGCTTCTAAAGTATATGCTGGAGTTGCAGATTGCGCGACAAATCCAATAGTAACGTCAGCATGAGACCAACGTTTGATCTCAAAGTTATAAATCATCAGGCTATCCACAGCACCGTTACTTCCCGAGGACGGATACGCCCAGATAATTAGGTTTTTGATCGGGTCAACCGTGGCCGACATTTTGTAAGAGTAGGCTTCATCTAGATCGCTAAAGAAATAACGATCCACCTTCTCCGTTCCAATTCCTACAACATTTGTTCCGTCGCAGGCATAAAAGCCGTCATCACCAAGCCAGTACGTTACGCCTTGATATTGGACGATTGAGTTTGGCTCAAAGCACCCAAGATTACGGGAGATGTTGTCAAACTGAAAGATCGCCGGGGTTCCAACATAAGACATCCGGTAAATCGACTTTTCCATCAGCACAATGCCAAACTCACCACCTGTAATGCCTTGGACAGCACCACCGTCAGGGATTACCTGATAGTCGGCCTGGTTAGATGCGGTGCTTGTCCACTCTGCTTCATTGTTGATAGCAGACCATTGAATTTTTTGTGAGTCTGTGGAACTGGTGTACCCGGTAACCACGAAATCACGAACCACCGTCAAGTAACGGGCGGTTGGTGCGGCAGCATCCAAGTCTGCCCACAAGGTTGAGGTTCCAAGCGTCCAGCCTTGTAATTTTGCGTTTCCATTGGCGGCGATTAAAACATCACCAAACAGGGTAAATCGCCACTTCTGCTCAGTCGGTGTTGTGTAATTACCAGACTTAGATACGTTATCAAGACTCAGATCCGTGGAATCTAACTTGAACAACTTTGTTGCACCGCCAGCAAATACTTCCGTTGCTCCGGTAGCCGGGTTTCTGCCAGCCACTACGTTATTTATATCTTCGGAAGCTGACTGCGAGTAATCCACAGGCGCACGCAACGGTCCAAATCCAATCGCTTGCGGGACTACATTTAGGGCTTCCTTGACCGTCCCAGTAAGTCCAGGCTGGTCTGGTAGCCACTCTCCGAAAGTTACCCTGCTAGTTGCCATGTGTTGTTTCCAGCCGTATTCGTTGTGTAAGAGTCAGAACTCACAGAAACGTTGGTCCATGTGTTCGTGCTTCCCGTGACTTCTGTCCAAGTCTCAGATCCGATAGATGTCGGTGTCCAAGTCTCCGACCCTGGGGTTACAGGACCCCAGTTGTCGCCAAGTTTTGTTCCGTTTGCTACCACATTTGTGGTAGCAGATATTTGTGCGCTTGCGGCAAAAGTAGCATTTCCTGTTGCCGACATACTTCCCGTAGCGGAGATGTTTGCTACCCCTGCGGCGGTATAGTTTGCGCTTGCAGAAAAGGCTCCAGAGGCGGTTATCGGTGCAGTTCCTGTCCGTACCCTTATACCTTCACCAGAAAGGCTACCAGAGGCAGAAATCGCGCCAGATGCGGTGCGTAGTCTCTGGATTGTTGCCGACATCGAGCCAGTTGCAATAATCTGAATATCTGCGCCTGCAATGACTTCTGCGGCGGCAGACATCGTTCCCGATGCGGTGATCAATGCTTGACCACCTACGGTGTAGTTTCCGACTGCCGACAGGGTTCCGGTTGCTGAGATACTCGCCTGACCAAACGTGGTTTTGATCGCACTTGCGGCCATAGAACCTGTGGCGGCGATCAGGGCTTCTCCGTTACGGATTGCAAACCCTTCCCCAGCCATCGTTCCTGCGGCCACAATCAATGCCTGTCCAGCACGTTCCCGGTATGCCGAGGCATTTACCGTTGCAGAGGCCACCATGCTTGCGGGGCTGTCAAAGAATATACAGGCAGTACCCCAGATCTCGCTATCCATTGAAAACTGGATGGTGTCGAGATTGCCAAAGAAGTCTAAATCGTCAAGCGTCCAAGGGCCACAAACCTTGTCTACATACCATGTGGCGTCTAGAGGATACTGCGGCATCGACTCCAATGTGCCGAGTTGATCGAGTTCCTCTAGAGTGAGCATTTAGGCCAGGGTAACGCTCAACGAGCCAGCGGCGATCTTGAAGATGTCGCCAGACTCAATGGTCTTGGAAGTCGTGATGTCGGTGTAAAACAGCAGGTTGCCAGAGGTGATTGCATCTAACAGAGCTACATAGCCTATGGTTCCCCATGATGCGGTTGCCTGGTCAAACTCCACAGCCGCAGAGTTGGTACAAACGCCGTTAGACGGGGCGTTAAAGGTCGCAGACTTGCGGGCATAAGAGCCACCAGATACCTCGGTTCCCGTGTTTGCCTCGCCCGGATCAGACGTATACAGACCAACATAGACGGTAGTGGGGGATGTGTAAGAAGTGCTGCGGAGAACTGCGTTTAGCAGACCGTTCTCCAAATAATTCGACATTTCGGCCATGATTACCTCGTTGTTACGGACATTGAAAGGGGAACACCTGCGTATTCAGAATTCTGATCTGAGCCGTTGATGTTGTTGATTGCTCTGTCATACATACTTGACCACACGGTCATGCGGGCATCATTCATCAGATACGGTTCAGCTTCTAGCAAAGATGCGTAAAGCAAAGCATCTGGGTAGTTTGCTAGAAACTCGTTGGATGCCACGCTATCGGACATTGCGGTGGGTTTGAAGTAGTACAGCAACTCAACCGTGTAAGCCTTATCGGGAATTGGTGCAAACTCAAACTCTTGACCTAGCATTGTGTAAAACACAGGCTTGCCAGAGACTTCGGCCTGTGCATCTCGTGTGTAAGCAGATGGTGATAGGTAAGAAACCGAAATACGAGGATTTCCACCTAAATACAGATCCCGTAATTCTAGGAAATCTGATGGAATTGCTACGGTAGAGTCACCAGTTGTGGTGGTTGTGGTGACGGACTTGAGTAACTTGCGGGTGCGGATCTCACGCGACAGGCGTAACTCTGCCAGCGTAATAAAGTCAGGTATCTGACTCGTCAGATCGCTGCGCCCAAGATAGTTCGCAACTGCCGTCTTTAGTGTAGAGTAACTCGTCAGGGCCATCTTCTTCCTTACTAGGTATGTCGTGCCATCCAAATGTGTGGGAACCGACATGGCCGACCAAGTTCGACAGGTCGTGATCTACCCATGTCTCAAATCCTGCATCGTGCGCTCGGACACAGAAATGCACATCTTCGCCGAGCAGCTTATCGCCCGGAAGTTGTTGGAACCAAAACCACGGGCGGGGTGTTTCTTTGAAAACCTTTGCTTTTACTAGCATCACACCGCAACCAATCGCTGTTACACGTTCCAAGCCTGTTTTATCCTTAGAACTGACTTGTTGCCAGTTGATGATCTGATCCTTCCTGTTGATCCAGGCGTTCTTGGCTGTGCCGTGGATCGGTGGGACACGGGTCGTGGCGTTAGCGCCTACGATGTCTTTATCCCTAGCGATAAGAACGTCAATCACATTCTTTGGAAAGCGCATATCTGCATCTATAAAAAGAATGTAATCGGCATTTTCTCTTATTGCCGACTCTACTAACTTCTCCCGCTGATCGAATATCAGCGTTCCTGCAACTGTGTATAAAGCCTGGGAACCCTCTCGGTTGCGCGAGTCATAAGAGCACATCAGCGCAAGGTCAAATGCGGTTCCAATCTCCATCTCTCCACGAGACGGAATACAAATAGCAACTCTGTGCTTCTTTTTTTTAGCCATCTTTTCTCCTCAAACTCTGCCCGGTCGGGTACGGAAGAACCGATTATCGGGATTGTTTAGCCAAGCCTTCATTCTCTTTTGGTCTATAACCACAAAGCCTCGCAAGATGCCTTGTTTGTTTAGATCTTCTATGACCGGAAACGGTATGTCGGCGACCAATTGGCCGTCTCCCCACCGAGCTCGTTCATCTATGGAATTGTAAGAAGCCTTGTTAGCCTCAATGATGTGAGTCAGATCTGACTCTGCTTTCATTACGAGGTTTCCCTCGTTGTCTGCATAGGTGGTTCGGATTTCTCCGTTGACCAACTCCGTTGCAAGTTTTCGCACTTTTGCTCCAAAACGGGGACGGTTTTACCCGCCCCCGATTCTACAACAGTTTAGGCTGCTTTGATATCAAAAATACCGCCGTGAGCCTTCTCATTACGCATCTCGAGACAGAGCTCGGCAAGAATTTGAGTCTTGTCGCTATCGCCTGTTCTCGCCAGGTCATTAGTCTGGAACGGACGCAGATATGCGAGGGCTGCGTACTCAGGGTCAAGGACCAGAGCATCGCGGGTACGCATAAAGCGATCCGGCACAATCGAGATCAGACCGAAGTCCGACAGGTATGCACCAGCAGCGGCCACGATGGTCGTGGGCTCTGCGCCAGTTACATAACGCTGTGCGGCGATACCAGTAAAGCCAGACACGGTAGCCTTCAGGCCAGGGGGAACAACCAGCAACTTCGGTGTACCGCCTTGTGTGAAGATGCCCTGAACAACGGTCTGGAGCATTGCTTCCGTGAAGGTCACGGTCGTGGTATCGGAACGAACATCCGAACCATCACCCGTCGGGTTCGTACCAGCAGAGCCCTTGGAGACGTTGGTCGTGATCCATGACAGCAGAGCACCCATCTTACGAGCCGTCGTAGTAGCCTGACCGTTGGTCTTGGCTTGGTTGGCCGTGATGATTGCCTCGATGTCGCGCTTCAGTTCAGCAGAAGCCTTGGCAAGCTGATAAGCCTTCTCAGACTTACGGCCAGCCTTGTCAACTGCCTCCAGCGTGCCAGAGACCTGAACAGT